GACAGGAAGATGATCAGAAAAAAAACGCTGTGAGTGTTCGCTCTCTGAAACCGTTACTGGCATTGGGTTTGCGGTCATCACTTTTGGTTTCTGTTTTGGGCGTGCGTGTTGCTCATCGCGCGCTGCTCGATACTTGTTGCCTCTTGTGGCGTTGCACTTGCGACAAGCCGGCACGAGATTATCCAACTCCGACGTGCCACCTCTATCTGTCTCAATGAGATGATCGGCCTCGACACCTGCATTGATGCCACACCAGTGACACGGTGGGTTGTCACTCAATATGAGTTTGCGATTGCGGATGTATGTTGCTGATGCGTGCTCTGTTGATCTGCGTTTAGCCGGCATGGTTGTGCTCACGCGCTGCGCTTGTGCTACCGCGCGCTATCGCGCTTGCTTGCGTTGGATGGTGGTGACGTTGCATGACGGGCTGCTCTCTGTTGTGTCGGTTTGTTAAGTGTATGTGATCTGTGTGTGTGATTCGAGACAGAGTGATGATGCTCTACCCATCGGGCTGCCTCAATCCGATTACCTTGCACATCTGCCTGATTATGTTTACAGGCCGCACCAACGCTTGGCACATTGCCTCTCGTGTATCAGGTTTTGTGCGCGCTGGTCTAACGGCGTTACCGCCGGTCATCCAACCACGATGCGACTCGTTTAGGTATACGGTGCTGGCTGGAGAGTTCTCACCTGTCTCTCCATTTAATGCCCAACAGTTAATCTTTAAGGGCTACCAGCGTTATTAAATTGTAAAGGGTTTTACTTTCTATCAGATCGCCACAGTAGGTAGGTGGTTATCACTGCCCACGTCACTACAAACCATGCCCATCGACTCATGGCATTTGCCTACGCAATGCCTCGTGCGCTAATTCCAATTTGTCTCTAACATCATGCAATGTTTTGCTCATTTGGTTAATCACAAGATTTAACTCAAGTTTTAGGCGCTCAATCTCTTGGTTAGCCCAATCGCGCTCACGCGCTATTGCTGTCATGTGATCATGAAGTCGGTCGTATTGCTCATTAGGATTGCTCATTTTTTTAGCCCATCTATGACGGCCGAGCATTGACCAGCAGTCAATGTTTCTACAACTACGTCATCAACTTGTAATAATCGGTGGATGTATTCGAGCAGTTGCATATCATCCCATGCTTTACCGCGCGCAAGGCTCTTAAGAAACCCGATCTGCTTAGGTGTAGCGCTGCCATGTGCATCTGGCTTAGGCGTAGCGGTCAGCCGGTTGACTTTTGCCATCTCCTCAGACGATGTGCGCTCACCTGTGTGCCCAATCTTGCTGTTACTGATCATGCGGCCAATAGCGCTGGTCTCACAGTTCTCTAAGAAACTAGTTTTGTTAACCGGACTGTTGCCAAAAACCTCCTCTGCATAGCCTGTGGCAATAAGCCTGTCCTCGTTGTTGTATCCCTCAGCGCGCATGATGATTGTTGAGCCGTCATAGTGATGAATGGTGGTGATGATGCGACCATTCTCAAACTCTGTCCACCAGCGCACTAAGCGTTGTGCCACCGTCTCGTAAAGTGCAAGATCAAATGCCATTAGCGTGCCTCGTTTCGTGGTGGCCAATCTAAGAAACTTTTTAACTCAGATTGCTTAGCGCAATACGCTGGTATTGCCAATGTGTATGTGCCTAACTGTGTTTTGTAGTTTGCTGGATGTACCACGCGCTCATAAGTTGACCAGCCAACAAACTTGACACTGGTGTAATCATCGTTGACAATGCCCAATACATAGATACCGGGCACATCCTTTTCATAGATCATCAGATGAGCGTTTTGGCTTTTGCTGCTGCGTATCTGTACGCCTGCCACGTCATCTTGTAAAGGGTTGTAAGGCTTGTAAACGTAGGGAATATCCATCAATTGCGCCCATGCAGCCTCAGCCGTTGAGCCTTGCATATCTGCGTTGATGGTGTCTTTAACAACAAACCTAGATTTGTAGCCTCGATCTCTGACATCATCCATCACAAACGAAACTTGCTGATCGCGTGACATCAAATAGCGCTCTTGTAAATTAATCGTGATGCTCATTATCCCCTGCATTTCTGGCATGGGATGACGTAGGTGTAGCCGGCTGCGTCACGGTATGGCTCTGTGATAACTGTGCCTACCTCGTAGATTGCTTGACGGCCATCTACCTCAAACATTTTGCTGTTTGTCACTTTGTAGCCGGTATCCCATCCAGTGCCATCGCACTCAGGGCATTGTGCCTCTGTAACTACTTGGATGTTTTCGTATGAGCGCACCATTTTTTTGTATTCGTAGAGCGTAGGTATTTTGCCGTGTCGCTCAACTTTGCTCATTGCTGATCGAGCGTGATTGATGTGCACACCTAGCAAATACTCATCAACTTTCCATGCGGTAAACATCCTGTGAGTGCTCACTATCTCACCGGGATACATCCCACAAATGCGGTCACATAACTGTTCTATTTGATTGGGTATCATGTCGGGTTTCCTTTTGTCGGGTTTATTAAATTGACTTTATCACGTTGATTGCAGCGCGGATGACACTGGCGTTAAACCTGTTTTGTTGGCCGCCAATGGTCATGTGTGCCTCGTAGATCAGTTCTAGTTCATCAAGCAAAATGTCGTTGTTTTCTAGCCGGTCTATTGGTGCTACTGGCTTGTTGCTTAACACGTCATCTATGAATTGCTTAAACACTTTGTTGTATTTGTCGCTGTAAGTATCGGGATACATTGCGCGTCTCGTTTCTTGGCTGATGCCACTATCGGGATATGGTGTGTCGGTCATGGGTTGGGCAGCGCCCATGCCGACCAGCCAACCATACCGTAGAGGTGTAACGCGGCGCGGATGTTGACATCAGGGTTGTATAGGTCATCAAGTTTTTTGATGTAACCCTCTTTAATTAGCCATGTTTGGTGCACACCGTTAATCTGGAATAAGCCTCGACTCCCGTTGTTGCTGTCTTTAGAGTTGAGCGCCAGAGGGTCACAAGCGCTTTCTCGTTGGATGACTCGCAAGATCGTAGGTGACTCGTTGATTGGCCAGCCGGCAACAATGGCATCGTTTAGGTATTCCATGCAGCCTTTGTACGGCAGAGTTGTGGTGGTTGGTACTGGTGTTAACGCAATGGTGTTAGGCACAACACTGTTGAGCACTGTGGTGATCTGTTCGCCCGGTTGCAGTTTGCGCTCTGGTGGCGCGCTGGCATCCCACAACAAGACAAACGCTGCTAATCCTGTGATTGCCCATGCACCTATTTTGATTGCTAAGTAACTCATTTTTTCTCCAATTGGTATGGCGTTCCCCATGAGTCACCGCTTGCGTTCTTAAACGCCAGTTGTGCGTGCAGCACTCGGCCATCGTCTGGGTCACGGAATATCTGTATTAACACCATCTGTTCAGTGTCAAGTCGAGTTGTGTAAACCTCGTAAACGTATGTTTTTGCGTCTGCCATTGCATCTCCTATCGCCGGTGTTTCCACCATAGGGCATTACTGTGGCAATTCGGTGAATACCCTCTTAAACGCTTGCTGAATAAGGGTTAAAGGCTGATTAACAAACGCTGGTGCAATCTCAACGTGCAACCAATCGCCACCCGGCGCACCATGTATTTCTGGCTTGCTGTAACTTTTCCATGCTTGACGATCACAACGCCAGCCACGCCCAAATGCTTTAGGAAAGTAATCAAGCACGCACTCAACACCCAACTCGTTTGCGTTGGCCAGCACGATGTTGATAAACGCAATAGAGCCTTTACGGTTTGCGGTGGGATGTTTCTCTGACATCCGATATGACAAGTCAACGGCTCGACCAGTGGCGTGCACACTTAAGTTTTCTGAGCCGCGCATATTGCGTATTCCCCATGAGCCGTTATTCCAAAACGCGCCGCCGCCGTACTTAATGCATTGCCGGATGTATTCATCCATGCCGGGTAGAGGTGCATCAATTGCACCGTCACTGTTGCCGGTGTACGGCCGTGAACCAATGACTTTAGGGTTGGCTGGTATGACGGCCAAATGCCTGATCTTTCGGATTGAGCCAACGCAATAGTGGTGGCAACAATGCTGCTATGCCAGCCTTAGCCAAATCTGACGGGTCAGTGTTGCCAGTCATGTACACGGCAAGTACAGCGCTGATTGCTGATCTGCCATAACTTGATGCGAGCGCTTTAGCGTTTTTCATGGTTTGTGACGTGCCCATCTATTTTTTGTTCTATGCGGCCTAATGCTTGATATGTTTCTGCGTGGTCTTTTTGTGATGTTTTGTCGGCGCGGTTAATTATTGCAACTAAGACAGTAAAACCGCCTGCGACTAACGCAACCCATAACGCTTGCATAAGTTGTTTTACAATGGGTTTTCTGCAAGTTCGGTTGCTTTTGCCATTGTTGGTGTTTCCGCTGGTTGCGTGTAACGATCATCTAACCATTCAACACAGTTATAACCATCGGCAGGGTCGTTGTATTTGAAGCACGCTGTTGGCGGCGATAGTTCGCGCGTTGCATTGCCGATTTGACTGTTAATTTCTGCTGTTGTAGCCATCACGCTATTTTCTGTATTTGAATTGTGGTATAAACTTCGTTAACGCCTGCGTTCACTGCTCGACCTAAACCGAAAGTTGCAACTGCCGATTGGCAATAGTATTGCACAGCGAACGCTTTAGAGCCTGTAATAGTAAATTGGGCTTGTAAAGTTACTACCGCGCCTACAGATGCGCTTGAGTCAACATTACAGTTTTGTCCGATAGCGGTATTTGTGCTATCGGTGACATTAAACAAACGGATTTTAGATAAGTTTGTATTCCTTAACGGACTAAAAACTGTTGCAATATAACTACCAGCGGGCAACGTAACTTGATTAGTTGCCAATGAACAACCAGTAATGTCATTAACAACAGTTGTATTTAAGACGCGCGTAGTGAAAGTCGTTCCAACTGACGCGCCGCCATCAGTGTTGTTTGCTTGTGTTTCATTAAAAGTAGCAAATTGTGATGTACTCGGCCCAACAGTTGCCCACGCTGCGCCATCGTAATACTGCACAATGTTGCTGGCCTCGATGTAAGCAAGTTGGCCCTCTGCCAATGCTTTGTTACTGCCACCAAACGCTGCATCTCTGGTCACGGTTGTAGCAAATACTGGCACGCCTGTGCCGGCACTTAGGTTTTGCTGATTTGCGGTCAGCACCTGATTTGCCACGAACAACGGAACGGTGGTCTGCGTGTTTGCCATAGTCAGACTTTACCTTAACCGAGCGCGTTCGTGGTAGATAGCACACCAAACGTGATGTCATCTAAAATTAGGTCTGACAGCACTGTTGTGGCTGCCGTGTAGATCGTGACTCGATGCCCGGTAGAGACATTGATGCGGTGCTCAATACCCTCTACCGATAGGTCTTGAGTGATTGTTAGTGGTGTGCCAGATGTAAAGGTTTTAACAGCCGTAACCGTGTCACCAATTTCGGTGGTGGTAAGCGCCGTTTTTTGTGGGTTTGTGAGGGTAATAAAACTGGTAGAGATGCTAGTAAAACGTGGCAACGGTAATGGCACAAGTAAGTAACTGGCAAGCGTTGCAGCCTGCCCATCAGTGCTTAAAAGGCTGTCTGTAATCGCTTGTGTTTGAGTAAAATACTGGCTGATTGATGAACTGTCTTTAGCGTTTTGTAATGTGCCGCCAACCTCAATGGTCACGTTTGCATTGTTAATTACTGGTGATTGGTCAAACTCGACCTGTAGCACGTCATAATCTGAGCCTGCACCTGTGTCGGTAAACGTGGCAATAGGTGTTGAGAGCGTTGTGCCGGTGCGAGCCTGTGCGGTGAGCACGTTGGTGCGGCTGCAAAAAATGCGGCCTTGCTCTGCCTCTTGGATGCGGTTGAGGTAGGCGTTGACGTTTGTGCCACTAGCAATTGTGTAAGCGCCTAGCGTGGCTGTAGGTGAGGCTGTAAGCGATGTAGTGCCTGTATAGTTTGCGGCCGTTAAAACGGCTGTAATGCGCGCTGATGAGGTTTGAGCGCTGGTGGCGGTTTCGGGCAAGAAACCTTGTGACAGGGTATAGATATCATCGGCAGCAAATACCGCATATTGGGTTAGACCATCCATTGTGTACTGCTGATTAAACGTGGTGATCTTGCCAGTAAATAGGCGATCACCGTTACGGCTTAACCGGATGTCTCGCAATGGTGCAAGACCGGGCTGCTCTGTGAGCGTGTTGTAATACGGGCTAGAGGTATTAAACGGGTCTAGGTCACGGTTTGTTTTCGGTATGTTAATTGACACCGCCATCTGTCCCGGCCCAAACACATCGCGCGGCCGTTTACGGCCTCGACTCACCGTGATGTCTTGCACAAGGTTTGAGATATCTACATAATCCAAACCATCGCCATCTAAAACGGCAGTGCCATTAAGCGTTGAGTCATCCAAATAAAACGCTGATGAGTCATAACCTGTTGAGAGTTCTAGTAGGTAATCGCCACCAGAGATGACGGCTGCACCAGCCATTACCTGATCGCCAAATTAAGTGGGCCGTACACCTGTGTGTACTGCGTAAGCGCATCAAGTACCGCTTGCCCTGTTTGCGCGTTAGTCATCACACCGTTCACGTTGACCACAACACTGCCACCACCCGGTATGCCACCGCCTTGCTCTGGTGTCATGTTGATTGGTGTTACTGATGGGCCTGCAAGCGACTCGCTAAACGATGCTGAGATGCCTTTGATGTCTGCGATCTTTAGACCTTTTTTAGCAAGCCTTTTTTGTGCCTCAGCAAACGCCGCCTCAACACCTTGCAAATATGATTGCGCGTTAGATACACCAGCGCCATACCATTGTTTGGCAGCCTGTTGACCGATGATTGCGGCAGCCGTTTTGCTTGACTCAACTAGCGCGTTAGTTTCTAAGATTGCTGTAGAGCCACCCTTAATTAACTCGGCTGCAATGGCTGCACCAGACTCGCCGCCAGCATCGAGCACCGCTTGCAATGCCTCTTGCGATAAGCCAAGCGTGAGCAACGTGCTGACATCCTTGCTATAGGTTTGGATGCCTTTAACTTGATCGCGTAAGCCTTGCAAGAAACCTGTGCCTGTTTCATCGCCTGCGTCTTTAGCATCCTTAAAACTAAACGCATCTTTAAGACCGTCTGAGACGCTGGTAGCAAAATCATTAAACGCGCCTTGTGCATCCTCAAGCGCGCCTTGTGCAGACTTGAGTGCTGTCTCCATGTAGGTCTTTAATGCCTCTGATGCTTTCTTAACTTTCTCTGCCATGTCATCAATAGCGCCACCAGTCTTTGTGACTCTCTCAAACGTGTTGGTTAACTCAGGGCCGAGCATTGGGCCGAGTTCGTTTCTAAAATCTCCAGTTGACTCTTTAGCAGTTTTAGTAGCGTTCTTGTAAATTACAAACGCGCCAGCAATAGCAACAAGGCCAGCAGTAATAGCAACTGCGCCTACGCCAAGAGTGAGCGCGGTGTTGGCTGCGGCAGCGCTGGCAGCAAGTGACCAGTTGAGTGCAGTGGTGATTATGGTGACACCGTTAGCAATGATCTGTGCAGCCTTAAACCCAATGAGCGCAGTGGCGATGTCAGCAATTGCAAAACCAACGGCTAGTAATACGTTTTCGTGATCGTCTGCCCAATTACCAAACGTAATAAGGTATGGCAACACATTTGTGATGGCTGGCAGTAACGCTTTGCCAATTGCCTCTTTAGCCTCATCAAGTGCCACGTTGAGCCGCTTAAATTGTCCTTGTGCTGTACCAGCAGCCGTTGCAGCCGAGCCACCAAACGTGCCAGCCAATGCCGCCATCACCTCATCGAGCGATGCACCATCTTTAATCATCCCGTAAATCTCTGGTGACAATTGTTTAAGAGCCTTAAAGTTGCCGCCATACGCTTTAGCAAGCGCGTCTGAAACGCCAGCCAAATCTTGACCTGTGCCGGCGCTTATATCCATTGCAAGGCTGAGTGCATCTGTTGCCATTGCCACGTTGTTTGTGCCTCGTAGCAACGATGCAAACGCTGGCCGTAACTCATCATCAGCCACACCAGTTGCCATTTGCATGGCGTTGATCTGTTCCTCAACTGAGGCAATCTGTGCATCTGTGGCATTAGTGACGTTGACCAGTGCGCGCGCTAACTGTGCCTGTGCTGCCTCATCCTCAACGGCTGCCTTGACGCTGTACCCGGCTGCAACTGTCAGTGCACCCATCGCGGCAACGGCTGGCAAAAATGCTTTACCTGCAATAAACCCTGCTTTTTGGCTAGTAGTTTCCAGCGCTTTAATTTGCAGGATGGCTTTCTCAAATCCCTTACCCTCAAGGCTTGAGATGATTGGGATATTAATTGCCACTTGGAGCCTCGATGTCTCTGCTGATTAAGTTCTCTACAGTCTCCACTATTTGACGCACTTTGTCTGTGACTGCCTCTTTATTGCGCTCAACGGCAATATCAATTGCGCGCGGCTCTGGCCCTACCTCAGCATCAAGATTGGTCACAAATGTAGATGTTCCCGTTTGACGGCCTGCATGATCGTAGATCGCACCAGCCGCATCAGCCTGCTGAATAACCATCAACTGGTATGGCTTAGAGCCGTAAGCGACCTGCTCTGTGTATGTGCCCTGCGTGCCTCGACCTTTAGGCCCACTAGGGATGCCACCGCGCTGGTAGTTGACGTAGCGCTCTTTGCTTGCGCGCACACCAACCTTGACCTTAAACCCTGCCTGCACTGCTGTAGTTTTCCAATTTTTCTCACGGCCTCGCACCATGCCAGATAGTGGTGCACCATTGTTTTTTGAGTTGTCAAAATGTGCGACCATTGATCGAGCCTCGTTAATGATCTGATCGCCAGCGTTCTTAATGTCAATAGTTACTTGACGGCGATAGCGCCTATCAAATGAGTTGAGTGCTTTTAGTGTTTGTTGTACGCCAGTGATGTTGACCGCGTGCACTGGTGTGGCGGCCATTAGCGGCTGCCTCGTTGCTTGTTAAGTATCTCGATCACGGCGTTCATATCGTCTGCCTCAAATGTAATCTCTGACGGCCAGTAACCGGTGGCAACAACGATCTCTGCCAGCGCGCGCCTTACTGAGCCGTGACCGCTTTTGGGTCTTGTGTCTCCAAGACATCAATGCTCAAAAGTGTGGCAATAAACTGGTCAAGTGAGCCGGGCACAGTAGTACCAGATGCGCGAGTTGCCTCGTAACACAAGTAAGCCAAATCCTCAACGCCAATACCTTGTGCCATCTCTGAGGCTTTGCGTTTGTACTTGCGCTCCCATGCAACAACCGTTGAGAGATTGGTTACAACCTCATTAATCGTGCCATCGTTAAACGTGGCCTTAAGTCTTAATTGCATCTTGCCTCTTTCGTGTCGGGCCGTTGCCGGCGAGAATAATTACGCTACTGCTACTGAGTATGCGCCACCAGTAAAAGTGATGTCGATGGTATCGAGCGCGCCAAGTTGACCGTTGACAATTGGCAATGACTCCATGTAGGCCGCTGTCAATGTTGACTCTGGACAAGTAGGCGATGTGGCAGCGCTGGTTGGCTTGATTTTGACAGTTACTTGCGTGCCAACAAGAGCCTTGAGTGTGGCGTAAGTTTCTGATGCAGCAAACGAGTTGTAAAACGTCACAGTAAGTGTGCTGTTTTCTAGACCGCCAACGTATGAGCGATTGGTCTGACCAAATGCGGTGCTCTCAAGCGACTCGATCATGCGAGTGAACACAGCGCTGGTGCACTGATCGCTCATATCAACGGCGTTGATCGTGACTACGGGATTGGATAGGTAAGTGCTTGTGGCCATGTGGGTTAGTTCTCCTCGTTGGTGTCTTTACTAGGTTTATCAGATTTTGTGGTCTTGCTGGTGGATTTGATAAACCCACCCTCAATCAGCGCCTCAATGTTGACACCATCGGCAGGCTCATAGGTATCGCCTACTGTGCCCAATCTTGGTGATGCAATAACGTATGCCATGTAATTGTCCTAACTTTGTGCCTGCACATTGATGTTTAGATCATACGCTGCTAACTCGCTGCCACCGATGATGGCAATAGTTGGCCTGCCATCGGTAACGCCGATCTGTGCGCTGACCACTTTTGCTGCCAAGTTCATCAGGCTGCGCTGCGCGTCTAAGTTGCCCGGCCCAAGAGTGAGCAATCTGACTGGATATGAGAGCGTGAACACTGCCCGGCTAAAACCTGTAAACGATGGTGCATCAATGAACACGCAAGGCGGCTGGATTGATCGTGGGTCAGTTATGCAAACTAGGCCAGTTATCTCGCTAAGAGTGGCTGCAAGGTTGTCGAGCGCCGTGTTAAACAGATCGTCATAAACGGCTGGTGACGGCATTAGGCAACCTGTGCGCGGTTCACACCAATGAGTTGCTTGATCGCTGGAGAGAGGCCGTTAGAGCCACCAGTAACCATGCCATCAAACGAGGCAAAATCTGTGACAGAGCCGCGCTGCCGGTACAAGAAACCGCCGTACATCACTGTGCCGAGTTGTACGTCTGCGCTAGGTGCGGTGCCAAGTGCATCGTTATATCCTGACTCTTGCCTGCGGCGATAAATAAAACTATTTGATGCAGCCGCACAATCAACCAAAAACGCGGCATCTTCCTCAGTGCTGACAAGTATGCCAATCCAATCGGCAATATCAGTATCAGTAATCCATGTGCAGGTTTGTGTGTAGGTCAATGTGCCAGTGCTGGTTGCTACGCGCTCAACATCATCACCAGTGCACCGGTACATAACCTGATTAGGTAACGGCACGTTGGTGTCGTACATCGGGAAACCTTGCGAGTTGATACCAATGTATAAATACTGTGGCAAGTTCTGCACCTGAAACGAGCCGTTAAACGGTACGGCAACTGATGCGATAGTGACACTTTCACCAATAGCGATCTCTGTTGGCTCAAGCGTTTGCACTACCGCATAGTTGTCTAGCAACTGTTTGCTGGTGATCGTGTAAGTACTCATGGCGGTTACGCCGCCTCTCGCTTAGTCTGTGTTGGTGATTGAGCGAATCATGTCTGGAATCGCTGGAAACACAGCCACGGTTCCTGAGTACGAAAATTCGCGAGAGGCTTTTGCAGGTACCTCTACGGTCATTAAACCGCGCATGTTTTCATAAAATTCGAACGAGCGTGATGCGTTCATCACGTACAGTTTGGTGTTATCCACAATGTCGAGTTGGCTGTCCACAACGGTTGTGAGGCCGAGTGGGTTTTGACCAGACCATTGTGCTGCCGAGCCTGCGCCAAGCGTGTTCATGCCGAGCAATCCCGGTGCACCAATTGCTGGAAACACTGGACGGTTTTGGTCATCCACAAGTTGGCCAAGATATTTCCATTGGTTAACGGAGAGCACCAGAGTGTCAACGAAAAAGTTTGTGCCAACTGATGCGTCATAGGCAGCGGTGTACAAACTTGTGAGCAAGCCTGCTGCGCTAACGCCATCCCAGTTACCAGATGTTGTTGATGCGGCATCTAGTTCGGTACACGCATAATTGTCGGTGGCCAACATGTACTGCCCAAGTAAATCGGTCAATACAACATTGAGCGCGGCAGGGTCTGTAAAATCGATCAACTGCATACTCAAAACGGCGCTGCCGCCTACGGTCACTCGATCAACTGAGTTCGCTGCAACAACCATTGTGGTTGACGAGAGATCGGTGTTCTCTGTTGCTTGCACTCCTGCTGACGTGTGAGTTGTGATGGTTGGTCTGATAAAACTGAAACCGTTGCCATTAGGTAATGCGCGTGCACCAAGTGCTGTAACGAACGGCCTGATGTAGTTCAGATTTTGTACCACTGGCGCGACCACTGGCAATGGCAATGCGCCCGGAAAATCGGCGGTATCAGTTGCGGCAAACTCAAATGCGCTCTTTTGTTTGTCGGCTGCAATTTTGTATGCAGAGTTCACTTTTGCAAATGTTGCACCACCGATGTGGTAGGCGGCCATGTATTCGCCCGGTGTTGGCATACGAAACTCGCGTGCTGGCTCGGCCCACAATTGCTGTGGTGCTGGTGCTGCCTCGACTGGTGTTGCTGTTACTTCGCTCATGGGTTCTGTCTCCTCTGTGGGTTCTGTTTCTATAGTACTTATTTCTGGCTCATCTTGTGGGATACTCGCCGCTACCTCTGTGATCAGCGCGCCGGCAAATGCGCCCTCGCTGACTGTAGAGATTTCTGACCACTTGCACTCCTCGATCACCATGATGCGATCATCGTTAAAATGCCACTTTGTAGGTGTGACACCAACGGAAACGCCATCAATAATGCCCATGCCGCATAGGGTCAAAATCTCGTTGCCAAGTAAAGTTGGTGCAATCTTGGCGCTGAATAGCATCCCTTGATCGCTGTCCACACGTTGGTTGACAATGCCAATGATTTGCTCTGAATTGTGTTGATTAAACAGTTTTGGGTTACGGCCTGTGGTTGGTAGCGAGCCGGGCAGAAACATCACTTGCGTGCCGTCTGCAACGGTGGCTGGCGTGTTGTATGTAACCGCAATGCCACTGATGGTGCGTGATGGTGCGCCGTCTGGTGCTGCTGCATCTACGGTAAATGGGCTGGCCTCAAGTCTGATCATGATGGTGATATTACTCCCGGCATTGGTCTAGGTGTGGGATTGCTCATCATTTCGCCTCTTGCGTCTGCGTCTGCTGAGTAATCGCCTGCGAGGTAATCATCAACATCAAACTCAACGTACTCATTTTGAGGCAGACACATTGAGAGCGCTGATGCAATTGCGTCTGCAAATGGTCGAGCGCCAAATGTCCAGAGCACATTGCGTGCCTCTGCTGCACTGGTGTAGGCGTAACTGCCTACAGATGCGCCTAGCAAATATGGTGGTACACCGCACAAGTTGGCGCACTCTTTTAACTGAAACTCTGACGCATCAATGAGCAACATCTTGTCTGGTGAGGTTTGCGTTTCTAAATAATGCACCTCTGGTGATAGCGCTGCCGTTTGATTGGTGGCGCGCGCTGCGTTAAACGATGCTGCCAAGTCTGCGAGTTCAGTACTGGAAAGTGGCTCTGATCCAGCCTGCACTTGCAACACTCCAGCCGGTATAGCACTAGATGCGTTACGGTGACGTGCAGCCTCAAGTTTGCGTGTAGTCGCAATTGTCTGCTCACTTGAGTACACAATGCCTTGTATGCCACTCAAGATTTGCACAACATCCTCTGATCTGAGTGGTGCACCCTGAAACATTATTTGTTTGGATGGCGCAAAAAAGACCGGGCCAACTTGATCAAGTGTGCTCACCATTGAGATTGGTATTCTGGTCATTGTTTTTGGCAGGCCATTTGGATAGCGCGACTCGATGTAGAGCATTGCTCGCCCAAAATAAAATAGGTCATCTACTAACCAACTAAACAAAAAGTTGTTACTAACGGCAGGGTCAATTTGGCGTAACCAACTCGCTGGTGGCTGAGGCATTTTCTCCATCTCTGTGCCGTTCCACATTTCTGAGTATTGACGCAATTTCATGCAACCAATAGTTGATGCCAACAAGTCTCTTGATCGGCTGATCGCTGGCACAGATTGCGCGGCGTTTCTTGCCGGGCCCTCAAAATAAAATGCGTACTCACCAATCAAACTTGCGCCAGCGTTGCCGCCACCGTAACCGCTAAACATTGATGCACCAATAACTGGTGGCGGAGAGATCGCCGCTTTAGTTTTAGAGAATATCGCCATGCTCTTAGTGTGTCACAATCTGCCTTGTTGGTGGTGGCATCGGCCCGGTATGCGATGCGGTATCCCGACGATAAGCAAGCATCAGGCCGATGCCATATCACACATTAGAGGCTAAACGCTGATAATCGTGGGCTTGTTTGCAAAGATAGGTTTTGAGGCAAGTGCGACTGCAAACACCATTGCTCGACACGCTGAGATGTCACCCGGTGATCTGGTGCTAGACAACGTGAGCACACCGTTGTGCTTGATCGCTACGGCGCGCTCTACTTGATCTATCAATTGCGCTTGCCCTGCGTGCGTTATTCGTTTCTCTGTGATCAGCGCTCTAACTGCGCCTGTCCACTTGACTACCTCACGATGGCCAACCACAGTTTTGCGGTGCGCGTAGATCGGTGGGCAATGCAAATCTATTGACGGCACTAACGCCAGTTTGAGCATTGGTGATTGCTCAATCTCCGCTGCGACATATTCCCACATCTCTCTAATGGTGTCTGCCACGAACACAATACGGCAACGTGTGTAAAGGCCGTCTTGTACGGCGCGCACACCCACATAGCGTGAGTCATCTACGGCAGACTCGATGGCGAGCACACCGCCATTGGGCATTGGTAGATCGTTGGCTAGATCAGTGAATTGGCCCGGCTCAATCCATGAGTGTTGTGATTGCACAAAGATGTTGACGGATGCGCGCAAGAAACTATTGCGATCTGGTGACTGTGCCTCTGCCTCGATCACGGCCATGTCTAGTAATCCCTCTGACAATGCCGGGTTACTAAACACCCATGCGGCTGGTGTCATGTAGTCCATGATCGGTGGGCTGTACTCGGCGAAGTAGAGCGAGGTGTTTTTGCCTGAGTCAATTGCGCGCAAGCCTTGTGCTCGCCACCTCAGCATGGATTTTGATGACGCATCGCCAGCCGTTGAGAAACCTGCTAACAAACAATTTTTGCGTGTTCGCATAGTAGGCATAAGGCCGCTATCAATCGCCTCCTCGCTCACTGCCCACCACTCATCTACCGCGCACAAGTCAACTGTGTAACCGTGACCAACACCCGGTGTGGCAGCGCGTGGCATCCATTGCGAGCCGTCTGGCATTGTCAACACTTGACGGCCATAAGACCAGATCACCGTTGCACCAAACTTGGCCTCAAGAATTGGTGCAAGATAATTAAAGAGCACTGTTGCCAAATCAAGTTTGTGCGCCACTGACATCACTAGTTGTGGCTCGCCGCGTGCAGCGCCTTGAGTAGCCAACCACCAGCCAATAAGCGGTGCAAGACAGCCGCGCGTTTTTCCGTTTTGTCTGGCCACCGACAAATAGCCAACTCGATGCACCCAAACCTCTTTACCATCCACCACGTTGTAGGCCGTCATGCCGGCAAGTATTCGCCGTTGCCATTTCATCAAAGTTACGCCAAGTATCTTTTCTGCAAAATCTGCGATCTCTTGAGAGTGATCTAAGCAACCACTGTGCGCGGTCGTTTCTAAGCGCGGCTTTTCGCTGACAAACTCAAACCGTTTCAGTTCATCCTCTAAAACCCTTGCTGGTGCTGGTGGGGATAGGGAAATAGGAGAG